TCGGCCCGCGCGAACTCGGTCGCAATTTCGCTCGCCAGCCAGGCCTCGACGTCGAACATCGCATCGTCGAGCATCTGCTGCGACGCCGCCGGGTTGGCGTAAAGGTCGCCCGCCGCCGGGACGATCTCGCTGAACGTCGGCGTATTGGTCATCGGCCGCGCCGCTTCATAGGCGACCCATCCCGACGGCGTGCCGCCGGTGGTGATCAGCTTGCGGTATCCGGCCGAACCGACCCTGACGACATTGGCGACCGACCGGATCGGCGAGATGGCGACCAGCGTCTGCTCGATCTTCTCGTCAATCTCGCGCGGCACGGCATAGCCGCCGATCGCGTCGGTCGAGCTGCCGACCGCCTTCTGCTCGAGCCCGCTCTCGACGCCCTTGCGCAGATACTGCTCGACGAAGTTGCTAGCCTCAGCCGCCTTCACCCCATCCAGCGCCGGCCGCTGCGAGGCAATCACCCCCTCGTCGATCCGCTTCTTGAGCAGCGCCAATTCCTGCTTCAGCGCCTCAACGCCATCCTCCTCAGCCTCGAGCGCGTCGAACGACGCCTCCAGCCCATCCGCCTTCACTTCGATCATCGCCATTCCTTTCGCCCAAAAAGAAAGGGCCGCTGAAGCGACCCTCATTTTCATCCGTCATCCCGGACTTGAACCGGGATCCGCCTTCCTTACAAACGGCCGCTCATGGCGCCGCTCATCACCTTCATTTCGTTGATCAAGGGCTGGCAAGCCGCAGCAATCGTTGCGGCCGCGATCCTCTTGGTTGGCGGCATGCATTTGTCGCAGTTCGGCTTGCGAGACTGGCCAACCATCCTGCCCACTACCCTCGTGCTTCTCGCCATGAACTTCACGCTGGCGTTCATGCTATTCGCCTTGAACACCGACAAATTCGGCGCCGTGGCCCTCTTTCCGTCTGTAACCCTCGTTTTAGCCATCTCGACGACCTCGATGGTAATCGAAACGAACCTTCAAGACCCAAGATTTCCGCTGGGGATGTTTCTCTTTCTGGGGCTCGTCGTAACCCTGATGGCGAGCTGCCTCGTCTGCGCAATCATTGCGCTACGTCAGAAATTGGGTCGTAAGGGACAAGCCCTCGCTTTCAACCGCATGCACCCGCGCCTTCGGCTGCATCGGCTCCGCCACCAGGCTGACCTCGACCAGCTCCAGCTCGCGCAATTCGCGCAGGCCACCGCTCTTTCCCGCCTCGCGCACCCGGTATCCGAAGCTCAGCCCGTCGAGCCGCCCGCTCCTCACCAGCTTCGCCGCCCTCGCCGCGTCCGCGCCCTCGCCCAGCTCGGCAATCACCCTGAGGCCTCGCTTATCTTCGCTCAAATGCTCGATCCGCCCGATCACCGCGCCCGCCTTGTGCTGCCACAGCAGCGGCACCGCCGCGCTTTGTTCCAGGCTCGCCAGGAACGCCCCCTTGCGGATCACGTCCCCGCCCCGGTCCGGCCGGTCGAAGATGGCCGCATATCCTGCGAAACGTACTCCCCTCCCCTTCAGGGGAGGGGTTGGGGGTGGGGCGGTCATGCAGTAATCAGGTCCGTCAGTTTCAACTTCACCGCCATGCCGATCAGCAGCGCCGCCAGGCACAGCTTCACCACCCATCCGACCACCGCCTGCCGCGCGCTCCGCTTCGCATCCCGCCAAGCCGACAGCAGCTCGCGCAATTCATCCATGTCCCGCCGCGCACGCGGATCGTCGAGCCCCAGCGCGCCCAGCGCCCGCGTCGCCCCGGCCTGGCTCGCTTCCTCGACCAGCGCCCGAAGCGTCACCAGGTCGACGCCCTTGGCTTCGCTCTGCGCCATCAGCCGCGCCAGCAATTGATCGCTATTCATCGCTCGCTCCAAACCCCAGCTGCTCGCGTTTTTCGTCGCGGCTCAAAAACTCCGCCGCGCCGACCACCTCCCACAGCTTCGCCCGGTCCTCGGCCAGCTCGCTGATCCCGTCGACGTCGACCTTGATCCTGACCGGCCCCAGCCAGTCGCCGAGCATCGCGCCCAGTTCGCGCAGCATCGCCTCGGCCATCGGCAGGATCGTCTGGCGGTAGAGCGCCCGCCCCGCCTCGCGCGCATTGGCATAGGTGGCGTCGCCGGGCAGCCCGACCAGCACCGGCGGCACCCCGAACGCCAGCGCGATATCGCGCGCCGCGCCCTCCTTGACCGCCATGAAATCCATGTCGGCCGGCGACAGCCCCAGCGCCTGCCATTTGAGTCCGCCGTCGAGCAGCAGCGGCCGCCCGGCATTGGCCGACCCCGAAAATTGCTCGCTCAATTCCTTTTGCAGCCGGTCGAACTGCTCGCCGCTGAGGCTCGACCCGTCGCCCGGCTCATAGACCAGCGCCCCGCTCGGCCGCGCCGCATTGTCGAGCAGCGCCTTGTTCCAGCGGCTCGCCCGATTGTGCACGCTCGCCGCGCCCACCGCCGCCTCCAGGCAGCCCAGCCCATAATGATCATCCGCGGGATCGAGCGCCTTCAAATGCGCCACCTGCCGCCGCCCGAGCGCATCCTGTTTCGCAATCCGGCTCACCTGTCCGTTGGCGCGATAGAGATAAGCCGCCGGCCAGCCATCGGCCCCGCTCGCCACGCTGACCCGCTCGGGCCGCATGCAGTTCAATTCCGCCGGCTTGTCATGGCCGTCGACGGCGAGGCGCACAAAGGCATTGCCGTGCAGCAGCAGATTCGCCGCCGCCCGCTCCATCAGGCCGTGCGCGCGGACCAGCTCGACCGCCCTGGCGTCTCCTTCGGCGAACAAGGGCAGTCCGCCGACCAGCCCCGCCACCAGCCGCACCGCGCGCAGCCCCACCGGGTTGCGGCGATAGACCTCGTCCAGCTGCGCCTCATATCCGCGCGCGAACCCGCCCGCCTCTCCCTCGCCCTGCAGCCAGACCGGCACATAGGGCCGCGTTTCCGGAGCGCTCTTCCGCCCGAACCATGCAAACATCCAAGACTCCTGAATTTCCCCTCCCCTTGATGGGGAGGGCTGACGAAAATTGGACCGTCAGCAAACGGTTCGATTTTCGACAGGGTGGGGTGATTTCCGAGACCCATACTGTCGGTGGAGGCGTCACCCCCTCCCAACCCTCCCCCATCGAGGGGGAGGGCTAATGGCTAAAGCATCCGAACCCTGGGCAATCCCGACCGCGTCTCATTGAGCTCGGTCAGCGCCCAGACACAGGCATCGGCCCGGTCCGGCGACCGCGACGGCCCCTCGTAACTCCCGCCGATCTGCAGCCCGGCCAGCTCCGCCTCCAGCTCGGGAAAGCTCCCCGCCAGGAACGCCTGCCCCATTTCGAAGCGGATCGCGACCGGCTCCGCCCGCGCCGACTTGCCGCGCGACGCATGCACCAGCTTGACCTTAAGCCCCGCATCCGCCGCCTTGAGCACGCTCTTCACCATCGCTCCGCCCTGGTTGGCTTCCGCCACCACATGGCTCGCGCCCCATTGCTCCGCCGCCCGCGCGACCGCCGCCGCCCAGCGCTCCGGGCTCGCCTTTTCGATGCTGGCGTCGGCCAGCACGTACAGCTTTCCGTCGCGCCGGCCGGCGACCACGATCCCGCACGCATCGCCGTCCGTTCCCGCCGGCGGATCCACGCCGACCACGACGCGGTCAAACGCCTCGGGCGCCTCCCGCCGGCACCGCTCCAGCATCGCTCGCGGAAACAAACTCCCCTCCGCTTCGGCCATCAGCTCGCCCTCAAGCTCCTGCCGGCCGATCCGCGTCCCGCCATAGGTCGCCACCATCACGTCGATGAAATTCTTCGGCAGCGACAGATTGTCCTTGGTCCGTCCCCCGGTCGACACCGTCCACTGGTCCGCCCGGATCCTCTCCAGCAGCCGCAGCGGCCGCGGCGTCGTCGTCACCAATGCCCTTGGCCGCGTCCCCGCCCTCAGGCCCATCTGCAGATTGTCCCACGCCTCCTCGGCGCGCCGCCATTTGGCCAGCTCGTCGGCCCAGGCGAAATGATGTTCCGGGCCGCGCAGCCCATCCGGATTGTCCCCGGAAAACAATTGCGCCACCGCGCCCTGCGGCCAGCGCAGCATGCCCTTGCTCGGCTCCCATTTGACCCCCACCCGCTGCCGCCGCGCCACCGCCAATATGCCGCTTATGCCCTCGACCATCACCGCCCGGGCCTCGTCGATCGTCGCGCCGACCAGCGCGATCCGTTTCCTGCCGTGGCACCCCAACCGGTGGATCCACTCCGCCCCGGCCCGGGTCTTGCCGAACCCGCGCCCGGCCATCATCAGCCACACGCGCCAGCCCTGGCCTTCGGGCGGTAGCTGCCCGTCGGCCGCCCAGGCCTCGAACGCCGCGTCCAGCGCCAGCAACTCCTCGGGCCGGCACTTGGCCAGCCAGGCTCGCAACGCTTCCGGCCCCAATTCCGACAGCAGCTCGACCTGCCGGCGGCTAATCCTCGAGCGCATTCAGGATCGCTCCTCCCTGTCCTCGCGACAGCGAGGATGGGGAGGGGGAGCCGATGAGCCGGCATCCTGGGAGGATGCCGGAAGCGAATTGGCGAACGAAGTTTCGATGGTGGAGGGGCCCTTTCCAAGTCCCCACGCAATCAGCTCCACCCGGTCTGTCGCCGCCTTCGTCTCGACCCCCTCTGCCTGCTCCCTCAGCCGTTCCAGCCGTCCGACAATCCGCTCGACCGCTTCCTGGTAATCCTCCGCCTCGACACCCTCATTCGCGATGGCCGCATTCTCGCGGTGCATCCTGAGCAGCGCCAGCCCGACCCGGTCGCTATATTCGCGCATCACCGTCGTCGTGCCGTCCTTGGCGATGACGGTTTTCTCGACCCCGTGCAGCGCCCGCTCCAGCATCATCATTTCCAGCTGCGCGTAACCGGTGCTGAGCGCCTGGTCCCAGGCCGCGCGGAACGACGCGTCCTTCGCTCGCCTGACATAGGCCTGGCTGGTCGAAACCCCGGCCTTCTTCGCGGCCAGCTTGACGTTGCAGCTTTCCGCCAGCGCCTCGACGAAGGCGCGCTCCCTGGCCTTGGTCCAGCTGCGGTGCGACGGCCTCACCTTCCGCACCCGCTTCCCGCCTTCAAGGATGAGATTTTGGCTTGCCAATGGCTGCTCCGCAGTTCCCCGGCGAATGCCGGGGCCCAGGCCGGCGAAGCCGGTCCAGTACCTTCAGCACACTCGCTGACAAAAAGGGCCG